GGTATTGCTGCAGGTACTGCGGTGAAGTTCGCCGGTGATGACAATCAGTATCTGGTCGTTGCGGCTACGTCTTCCACTATCACCATTAGCGCGCCGGGCCTCCGTCAGGATCTGGCAGATCAGGCTGATGTCACCGTGTTGAGCGAATTCGTACCGAACATGGCGTTTGACCGCGGGGCATTCCTACTGGCCAGCCGTACCCCTGCGATGCCTGAAGGTGGCGATACTGCTGATGACGTCATGAATGTGACCGACCCGGTGTCTGGCATCACCTTCCAGGTGGCGCTGTACCGCCAGTACCGTCAGGTGCGTTATGAAGTGGGTCTGGCATGGGGGGTGGCTGCTGTGGCGCCACGTCATTCCGCCATCATCATGGGTTAACCCAAGGGGCTTCGGCCCCTTTGTTTTTCAGGAGGCCCAATGGCCGGATTAACCAAAGAGCAGCGCGCCCAGCGTGAAGCGGAAAAGCTTGCAGCTCAGCAGGGTATTGAGCTGGTGGTCATGGTACGTGACACCCCAGAATTCCCCGGCGGCCCGCTGAGCGCTGAGGTTCACCCTGACGAGGTGGATAACTGGCTGGCGCTGGACTGGCGTCTGGAGGAATAACCATGCTGGTTGCCGATCCCCATTCGCCTGACTTCAACAGCTACGCCAGCGTTATTGACCTGCGCACGTTCGCGGCGGGGCGCGGGTATGCCGTTCCTGCGGATGATGGCGAATGTAGCCAGATGCTGATGCAGGCAATGGACTTTCTGGAAGGGAAGGCCTGGCGCGGTCAGCGTTCCAGCGCATCACAGCCTCTATCCTGGCCGCGTTCCGGCGTGCGCTTCGATGGTGTTGACCTGCCGAATGATGCGATTCCACAGCGCCTGATTGATGCTCAATGCCGCCTGGCTATTGAGTCGCAGGAGATTGACCTCACCCCGTCGGTCGATGGCGGTGGGGCGGTGGTCATGGAGCGCGTAGAGGGCGCAGTCACGGTCCAGTACGAACCAGGCACGAATAAGGCAGCGCCGTCATTCCCCTGGCTCTACTCCTCGTTGCGTGGGCTGGTGGTGGGCGGCAATCAGATCCGCATCGAAAGGGGGTGATATGCCAATCGACTACCGCCGCATGCGAAACACCGCAACGCGATTGCTGACCGAGAACGGGAAGGCTTATCCGCTTACCCGCGGTGGCGGCACTACCCGCGATCAGTTCGGCAAAGAGGTAACCACCCCGGCTATCACTGCGACCGTCACTGGCGTTGTCACTGAATACTCATCTCGTGAAATAGATGGCTCTCTGATTACTACTGGCGATAAGAAGCTGGCGGCCACAGCCGTAACGGAAGTGCGTATTGACGACCGCATCGAGATCGACGGCAAAGCATGGCGGGTGGTGCAGCCTAATCCGGTTAAGCCTGCCGATGTACTCATCTCCTACAACATCCAGCTGAGGGCATGACTATGGCCAGTTCTGCTAATCAGCCGTTCCTGGCTGCCATTCAGTTATTTGTGGATAGTTCGAAGCAGGATATGGATCAGGTGGTGCGCCGGACGGGCATTAAAATCCTCGCTCAACTGGTTGAGATGTCCCCGGTGGGCCAGCCGGATATCTGGCAGGTCAACCAGACCGCGACGGCGTACAACACTGCGGTGCGGGAGCATAACGCGGCTCTTCGCGATGATCCTGCCAACCTGAGCAAATCGGGACGGCTTAAGCGTGGTCTGCGCGTCAACGACTCGATGGATATCAAAAAGCCTGAGGGCTATGTCGGCGGGCGCTTCAAAAACAACTGGTATGTGGGTTTCGACAGCCAGCCTACTCAGTCCAACGATACACCGGACGCTTCCGGCCAGGGTTCAAACTCCCGTGGCATGGCGGTGCTTGAGGTGTTCAGGGTGGGCCAGGTCAGCTCGATTTATTTCACCAATAATCTGCCTTATGCGGCAGCGCTTGAGAACGGGCACTCTGGTCAGGCGCCCGGTGGCATGGTGGGTATCACTGCGCTGGATGCCGCGCAAATGTTCCGTGAGGCAATGAGCGAGGTGCGCAATGGCCTGTGATCAGTCAATGCGTATCGCTGGTCTACTGGAGAGCCGTGTTGCGGTTATCTGCTCGTCGCTTGGCCTGCAGGTGGCTTGGCCAAACATTGCGTTCACTCCCCCGGATAATGCGCCTTACGGGCGTGTTTACGTTCTGCCGGCGCAAACCGTGGGGCAGGACCTGGAAGGCCAGTTGCGTACGTACCAGGGTATCCTGCAGCTCAACATTATCGCTCCTGCCGGCAGCGGCGTGACGCAGGCCAGGGGGCTGGCAACGTCTGTCGCAGATGCTTTCCCCGAAGGTCTTCCGCTGGTGGATGGTGACCTGACCGTATACATCAATAGCCCGCCGCAGGTGCGCCAGCCGCTACAGGATCGTCCGACATCTGCACCCAACGGCAGTAGTGGTTCCATCACCTATACCACCCCCGTCAGCATGCAGTACCGCGCTGATTACTGACCCGCCATCCGGCGGGTTTTTTGTTACATCAATTCAGGAGAATGCAATGGCATTCGCAATCCCTAACGGGTCACGTGTGAACGTGGCCAAGGCCTATCTTGCGCCGATTATCTTCACTGCGGCATCCAATGCGACGGAATGCGAACTGACCGTTGCCTCGGCTGCCGGCATTCTCGCGGGCGATGTTGTTCAGGTCAATTCTGGCTGGCTGAAGCTCGACAGTATGGTGCTGCGTGTTAAGTCCGTCACGAGCACAAAACTCGTGCTGGAGGCGTTCGATACCACAGATACTTCCAAATTCCCGGCGGGTACTGGTGCAGGCACGCTGCGTAAAATCGATTCGTGGATCACCATGCCTCAGGTCATGACACTGTCCACCGAGGGCGGTGACCAGCAGACCATCAGCATTCAGTTCCTGGAAGATGATAAGGCCCGAACCATCCCTACGTTTAAAAACGCCGTAGTGCAGGTCTATACCTTCGCTCATGATCCTCTGCTGGCTATCTACAAACGTCTGATTGAGCTGGATGAATCGAGCGATACCACGGCAATCTGGTTTAACAATAAACGTGGTAAGGCAGACCGTTACTACTCTGCCAAGGTGTCCTTCCAGAAGGTGCCAAAGACCGAAATCAACGCTGTGGAAAGCAACGAAGCGCGCATGAACTTCGAATCGGATATGCAGATTTACCCGATCGTTGATGCTTCCGCTACGCCGCTGGCGTTCCTGACTGACCTGCCGGCAACCAAGTCTGTTGCCACTGGCGCAGCACTGGATTTGGCTGTAGTCATGCAGGGCGGGTCCGCACCTTATACCTATGTGTGGAAGAAAGACGGCACGGCCATTCCTGGTAAAACTGCATCGACGTTCAACATCCCGTCAGTCGCATCCGGCGATGCTGGTTCCTATACCTGCGAAGTCACCGATGCTGCAGGGAAAACCATCACTTCAGCTGCGTGCGCCGTCACTATCAGCTAACCAATTTAGCCCGGTTCGCTGGGCTAAAAATATGTATCCCATGTGCCAATGTATTGCAGTTGGAATTCGCTGGATGCCTCTGAAATTGCTTTCGAATATACTCACCAAAAAAGAGAGGTTTTATGGATGAGAAAGTGATGGCATTGGCAACGCTCCAGGCAGCTCAGGAAGCTGCGAATTGGGCATTTTGGTCGATGATAGGGACATGGGTTGCGGGTATAGCGACCTTTTTGGCTGTATGTGTTTCCCTTCATCTGGGGCTAAAAAAGCCTAAAGCGCATATTAGTTGCCGAGTTAATGTCGGTATAACGTGGCAAGGACCTTATCAAAAAAAAGGGGTGACAATTGTTATTACAAACCTTGCACTTCATACAGTAAAAGTTACTTCTATAAATTGGACATTCAAAAAAGATATTACGTTTTATCAACCATTCCACTCTCCTTTATCAATGCAATTACCTCAAAAACTAGATTACGGTGAGCAGGCCACTTTTTGGATAGATATTGATGGCAACTCAGAATGGATTGAAAAAATAGCATTAGGTTTGAAAGAGCAAGATGCCAACCCCAAAGATTTTAGATGCGTAATCAGTGTGACTACTGGCGAAAGTTTCACATTTGAAATCGAAAAAACTTTGATGGATAAAATTACAAGTAGTTACCATCAGATTTCAAAGACTGAAAGCCACCAGACATAAGGTGACTTTTTAAATGTAATGTACAAGCTACATATATCCAATTTAAGACCCGCCCCGGCGGGTTTTTCTTTTTTTAAGGAACTGAGATGACCAAATTCTCCCTGATCCCCAACCCAACCTTTTCTGTGACCGCGAGCATTCCACGCGCTGGTGCCGAAGATGGCAAGCTGACCTTCACTTTCCGCCATAAAACGCTGGACGAGCTGCGCGCTATGGATGAGCAACTGCAAAAAAAAGCTGATGGTAAAAAAGCCTCTATCGAACCGCAGGCCGATTACCTGATGGAGATAGTCGAAGGATGGGCGCTGCCGGACGAATTCAACCGCGAAAACGTGGTTGTCCTTCTGAAAAACTACCCTCGCGCGTTCGACAGCATCGGCCTGGCTTACACCAAAGAGCTGATGGGTATCCGCGAAAAAAACTAAGGCAGGTCGCCGCAGCGTTGTATACACCGGGACCGACTCTAGCGGAGCTGAGCGCTTTTGGTTTAACGCCTGAGGACGTGGAAGAAGAGGTGGGGATCCTGCCGTCGGTATGGAAAGCCTTCACCATCTTCTCCACGCTGGCGACTCAGTGGCGTGTTGGCGCGGGTGGGGCGACCGGCCTTGATTACAACGTTCTCCCCTGGGTGTTTGAGTTACACGGGGTTGAAGATGCGGCGGCCTGCATGGCTGACCTTCAAATTATGGAAAGCGAGGCTCTCAAGGTAATGCATAAGGAGACGAAATAATGGCAGACCAGATCGCCTCGATTACTTTGCGGGCCGATGTTTCTGACCTAAAAACTGCCAGCAACGAGCTGGATAAACTCGGTGAAGCCGCGGCCGGTGCCGTTGGTAAAGCTGATGATCTTAACAGCGTTTTCCGCGCTGGTGCTGAGTCTGCAAAGCTGGGTAGCGAAGGTATAAAGGAGCAGCAGGCTGCGCTGAAAGGCTTGCTTGAGAATATAGATCCGGTAAACAAAGCGCTAAACCGGCTGGACGAACAGCAGGCCGCGCTGCGTAACTTCCAGACTAAAGGCTTTCTGGATACCGATGATTTTCAGCACTACAACAAAATCCTGGACGACACCCGTCTCAAACTGACGGATACCGGCGAAGCGGCTGCACGTGCTCAGGCAGAACTGGCCGTGACCCAGGCTACCGAGAAACAATCCGCCGCACTGAAGAACCTGCTGGGTTCCATTGACCCCACGATTCGCGCGTTCAATTCACTGGATGAGCAGCACGCGCAACTGGTGGCTCATTTCGAAGCCGGGCGCATCAGCGGTGCGCAGTTCGAGCACTTCAATACAATCCTCAATCAGACGCGCGAACGGCTCTCAGGCGTTGCTGACGTGTTGCCTGAGGCACTATCCCGGCAGGAGGCAGCTGCGCGTCGCGCTGGTATCTCTGTTGGTCAGTATAATCAGGCGCTGCGCACCCTTCCGGCCCAGTTCACCGACATCGCCACCCAACTGGCTGGCGGGCAGTCACCGTTCCTGATCCTGCTCCAGCAGGGTGGGCAGATTAAAGACCAGTTTGGTGGGGTTCAGGGGGCGCTGACTGGCATCGGCGAATATATCCGCAGCATGGCCGGGATGATTAACCCAACCACGATTGCGCTGGCCGGTCTGGTCGGCACCATCGGCCTGCTGGCCGCTGCTGCATATAGTTCGTCTGAACAATTCGACCATGTGGCCCGTTCTGTCATCATGATGGGCGGTGCTGGCTTCGCCTCGATGCAGCAGCTCAACCAAGCCGCTGAGGAGGTCGCCGACAAGACAAATACGTCCGTCAGCTCCACCGTCGATACTCTGGTTACACTGAACGATACTGGCAAATATACCTCTAGCCAGATGAAACAGATCGCCACCTCCATTACCCTGATGGGCAAGGCAGGCAGCGACACCAAAGCAGCAATGTCTGACTTCGGCAAGATTGTCAGCGACCCGGTAAAAGGTCTGGCGAGTCTCAATGAGCAATACGGCTTTGTCGATGAAGCCATGATGAAACACATCATCCAGTTGCGTAAGCAGAAGGGGGAAGAGGCTGCGGTGTCAGAGGCGATTCAGCTGTACGCTGACGTCATGACCAAGCGTGCTGAAGAAACGAATAAGGCAACTGATAATATTGGTCGGGTCTGGGATACGCTGAAGAAAAGTGCCTCTGATAACTTCCGGGATATTGGTATTACTGTCCGTGCCTGGGGGAACCAGGTGATCGATATCTTCAACCTGGTAGAAGCGTCGATAAAAGACCTGTTTCTCAATATCACATCGTTGGATGCCAAATTCACTGGCACTGTTGCTGGATGGGCAGAAAAGATACCCGGCGGCGGGGCATTAGCTAATTTCCTCGGTATGGACGTCGAGGCAATGAAAAAGGCTGGGGCAGAAGCAGATAAACAGATCGCAGAGAATAAAAAGCGTTACAACAAGTTGTTGGAACGCGTTACAGCACCTAATGCTCAGACTAATTACGAGGCTGAAGCAAAGGGTGCGGGAGTTTCCGGGGACGGTGGTACCAGTAGCGAGTCCAGGAATGCGGTATCGAAATTTGCCGAAGGCTCAGCCAAAAAAACCAAAGAAGCAAAAGCCACACTCGATGCTGGCGATCGCACCCTTGAGAACTACCGGGCCCAGGCCAGAACGTTAACGGAAACACTCGAGACTCTGCGTCAGACCGGTGATGTTCACGCCAAAAGTACCGAATTCAGCAAACAGCAATCGCGATTTGCTGAGCTGGACGAGGCTGCTAAAACCCGAGCCTTCACCGCGCAGGAGAAATCTCTCCTGTCGAGCCGTGAAGCCATTCTGAATGCAGCTAAGGTTATTGATCAGAAAAACAAGGAAGTTGAGGCCCAGCAGAAGATTAATGGCTTGGCGCAGCAGGCGAATAAGTACGTCACACAGATGGCGGAAAAAACCGATGCATTGCGTGATAGCTCCGGGTTAAGTAGTCGTCAAACGCAGCGCATGATGGAGGAGGCTCAACTCCGTCAGGGCTGGTTGAATGGTAGAGGCAAGCTTGAGGATGCTGGCTATGAGAAAGAGCTGACGGCACTTCGGAACTACTACGCCGAAGAGGACAAGCTGCGTGGTGACTGGAAAGCAGGGGCGGTTAGTGGCTGGAATGAATATCTTGAGGCCGCTACGAATACCTATGACGCCGTGAATAACGTCGCCAGCCCCACGTTAACAGGCCTGAGCGACATGCTGACCGAGCTTATGACAACCGGCAAAGCATCGGTTAAAGAGTTCGGCAAGTCGATGCTTAAGATGATCCTGGACGTGACGAACCGCCTCATGGTGGCCTATGCGGTGCAGGCGGCCATGGGATGGGTTAGTGGCAGTTCGGGTGGTGGCACTACTCCAGGCGGAGCATATGCGAACGCAGCTTCAGGCGTAACTTTCAACGCGAAAGGCGGAGTCTATGAATCTTCGGGTCTCAGTAAATATGTGAACGGTGTCTACGACACTCCTCAGTATTTCGCATTCCAGGGGGCATCTAAGTTCGCCAAAGGTGGCGTATTCGCTGAAGCCGGGGCGGAGGCAATCATGCCGCTCACGCGCGACTCATCAGGTCGTCTCGGGGTAAGAGCCCAGGGGGGGGGCGGTGGGCAACCGCAGGTCAACATAGATATTTATGTCGATAATAAGGGCAACACATCATCAAACTCGTCTGGAGATGGGAATGCCGCAGCAAGGGCGTTAGGAAAGGAAATTGAGGCCAAAGTGACCGAGGTCTTAATGAGGGCTATCAGAAGTGATGGGTTGCTTGGAAGGCAGTTCCAGACAAAATAATAGCCTGAATGTGATCCTGAGAGAGCAATATCATGCGCACCAGGTTACATCAAAGCATCCCTTGGCTATTATGCGCAAACAATATTAATCAGGGAATGATGGTGAATAAAGTCTTCACGGCTGTGGGGTTAGAAATTCCAATTGTTACGAACTTAGGGAATGGTCCAAACGATACCGAGCAAAAGAATATAAATGGGAAAATCTTAAGGAGTATTAGGTGACAAAAGATAGAGTGTTTTGTTTTTTATTTGGTGTGCTCGTGTCGTTTATTTTTGGAGTTGCTGGAAGCTATTGGGGGTATCTCAAATTATCTACAAAAATTGCTGTTCCAAAAACGATTTGCATCATTGACGCGCCAAATTTAGCCATACAAGAGGCTGACAGAGTTCATCGTGAAGCCCTGGGGTTATCTCAAGAACCTGCTAGTGATGGGAAAGATCCTCTGCGCGGATTCAATCGTTGCCAAGAAAAAGTTGACAGTAGCGCTAATGATCTTGAATTCGCTTTAAATATGTACAAAGAAATGAAAGAGAATCGCGGCAAGTGAAAGTCATAATTGGCAAGCTATAAACCCAGCTCCGGCTGGGTTTTTTTATGGAGTAAATATGGCAGTTGCAACCTACAACTGGGGAAGGTGCGAATAAGCAGGTCATTTCTTCCCAAGCTGACTCGCTGATTAAAATTTCGCGGATCTGGGCCGATTTTTTTCCCGCAAACACATCGAATCAGCCTATTTAGGCTATTTTTTCCACCATTTCTGGCGTTATTTCCGGTTTTTACTGAGATCTCTCCCACTGACGTATCATTTGGTCCACCCGAAACAGGTTGGCCAGGGTGAATAACATCGCCAGTTGGTTATCGTTTTTCAGCAGCCCTTTGTATCTGGCTTTCACGAAGCCGAACTGCCGCTTGATGATGCGAAACGGGTGCTCCACCCTGGCACGGATGCTGGCTTTCATGTATTCGATGTTGATGGCCGTTTTGTTCTTGCGCGGATGCTGCTTCAAGGTTTTTACCCTGCCGGGACGCTCGGCGATCAGCCAGTCCACATCCACCTCGGCCAGCTCCTCGCGCTGTGGCGCTCCTTGGTAGCCGGCATCGGCTGAGACAAATTGCTCCTCTCCATGAAGCAGATTACCCAGCTGATTGAGGTCATGCTCGTTGGCCGCGGTGGTGACCAGGCTGTGGGTCAGGCCACTCTTGGCATCGACACCAATGTGGGCCTTCATGCCAAAGTGCCACTGATTGCCTTTCTTGGTCTGATGCATCTCCGGATCGCGTTGCTGCTCTTTGTTCTTGGTAGAGCTGGGTGCCTCAATGATGGTGGCATCCACCAAAGTGCCTTGGGTCATCATGACGCCTGCTTCGGCCAGCCAGCGATTGATGGTCTTGAACAATTGACGGGCCAGTTGATGCTGCTCGAGCAGGTGGCGGAAATTCATGATGGTGGTGCGATCCGGCAGGGCGCTATCCAGGGATAATCGGGCAAACAGGCGCATGGAGGCGATTTCGTACAGGGCATCTTCCATGGCACCGTCGCTCAGGTTGTACCAATGCTGCATGCAGTGAATACGCAGCATGGTCTCCAGCGGATAGGGCCGTCGGCCATTGCCCGCCTTGGGATAAAACGGCTCGATGACAGCGGTCATATTCTGCCATGGCAGAATCTGCTCCATGCGGGAGAGGAAAATCTCTTTTCGGGTCTGACGGCGCTTAGTGCTGAATTCACTATCGGCGAAGGTGAGTTGATGGCTCATGATGTCCCTCTGGGATGCGCTCCGGATGAATATGATGATCTCATATCAGGAACTTGTTCGCACCTTCCTTAGTGCTTGGTGGACAGCCCCAGTCAGTGCAAATTTACGGTGTGCGAAAAGTTGTTAATCAGACTGAGTACAGGGCCGGTTATCCCTTTAACTGGCGATGGGTGAATAAAAATAATTTCACCAGTTCGAATTGCCCTCAATGAAATACCAAAATAACCCGCTCCGGCGGGTTTTTTATTATCTGAATTCAGGAGATATCCATGTCAGCAGGAACTTTAACCCTGACGAATAACTCTGCTGCGGTCGCTGGCAACGGGACCGCGTTTACCACCGAGGTGGCGGCCGGAGATTTTATTGTTGTCACTGTCGGCGGCGTTCCCTATACGCTCCCGATTAAATCAGTGGAAAGCGGTACAGCGTTGACGCTGGTAAGCAATTTCACCGGGCCAACACAGGCTGGCGCGGCCTGGTCAGCTGTTCCCCGTATGGCGCTGAATATGGTCACCGCGGCGCTGGTGGCACAAAGCGCAGAAGCCCTGCGCGGACTGAACTACGACAAACAGAACTGGCAACTTTTATTCTCTGCGAACGGCAATATTACTGTCAGGCTTCCTGACAATTCGGAGTTTACTGGACCATCATGGAAAAGCATTATTGAGCGGGTCAATAATGCTTTGTTGAAAAGTGAGGCCCTGGCCGATCTGCCTGATAAAAATGCAGCCCGCGATAATCTCACTTTGGGAAACTCTCAGGACGTTACGTTCGGTAGTGTTCTTGGCACCCGTGGCGTCAATTCGGTGGCGGGTGGGTCGGGTACAGGCGTCAAAAGCACTGCTGGCGTCAAGAAGGATATTTTACTGACGTCGAATAACGTTGATGGTGAACTGGGCTGGATGATGAACCAGCTGCAGGGGTGGATGGGGAATTCGTTCTATCAGTTTGGCGGGATACGAGGTGCGGGTAATTATCTGGATGCCATTGCTCTAATCGCGAATAGTTTTGGAGCAGGAGCGAACACATACCGTTTCAACTTTCTTTCTGGTTATGGTGGGGTTATACAATCACCACGTGGTTTCTGGGGACAGTGCGGATCGGGTGGCTGGGGGGATGTTGATGGTCCATGGACCACCCCTTACTGGTCCGCCATTGTTGGTGGAAATGATGGTGGCTGGGCTCCAATCGTTTCTGGTGGTTCTTCTGCATCGGGTGGGTGGAGTACTCGTCTGTCACTGGGACTCATTTCTAATGGTGCCAATGGCTGGCCACATGGCGTCTTACATTTTATGGGCGATGCCAGATATCACAGGATGTTCAGATTCAATCCTCAGTCTGGTGATATCACTACTGACGTATGGAACGAATCCGGGTCAAACTGGCAGGGATCGTACGTGTTCGCCAAGAATGCGACATCAGACCGCGATCTAAAAGAAGATATCCAATATCGGGACGGGAAAGACAGTTTCGACCGTGTCATGCAGTGGTTACCGACCATGTTTAAGTATAAGGGGTCGGATACACAGCGTTTTGGCCTTATTGCCCAGGATCTGACTAAAGTTGATCCGCAGTACGTAAAGATAGTGCCTGGTGGACCTGTTTTTGAGGACGTTGTTGGTGTGGATGAGTCCGGTAACGAATATGTTGACCATCAGATTGAGGTTGGTCTCAAAGACGATACCCTTGCCCTTGATAATAATGTCATTATGGCCGATATGGCATGCGCTATGGTTTATATGGGCAGAGCGATGAAGGATCAGATGTCTGAACTCAATTCCCTGAAGAATGTGATTGAGACGCTGAAAGGTAGCCAGCAAAATTGA